ATTTGGGAAGATCTCACCCGTCAAAAAAAATGGGTGGGGGAGGGTTGGCCTCGGCCTCCTCACCCTCGGCCTTGACCCCATGCCTTGCTGCCCATCTGGCCAGTGACTGGCTGCTTCTCTCCTTGTGTGATGCCTTGGTATGGCTGCTTGCATCCTTGTGTACCTTCACATGGCAGGGAATGCACAGTGCCATCAGGTTGCTTGGATCGTAGCAGAGTTTCTCCATCTCCTGCAGCGAGTGTGCTGACTCCACTGGCTTGATGTGGTGTACATCAACAGCTGCTCTCACATATCCTTCTGCCTGGCACAGCTCGCATAATGGATTGTGCTGCAGCTTCCACACTCGGAGTTCCTTCCATCGCATGGAGTTCAACAGTCTCTGGTAGTCCTTATCCCTGCTCATCTCCATCCTCCTCGAACAGACTTGGCTGTGGGTTGGTCAGCCTGTCATCATTCACGCTCTTGTAGTGCTTGCGCCTGTAGGGCTCATCAGCTGGCCTCCTTCCATACTCAGACCTGTTGGCATCCTCGAAGCCCTGACGGATGGAGGATATGTCAGCATCCTTGCTGTGCTCGTCAATGAGCATGTCTATGAGCTGCAGTATGCTGCTGCAGTCATTGTCCACTGCAAGGAGCCTGAGTCTCCTGTACCTCTCAGGCATCAGCAGGTTGATGGTCTGCTCCAGTATCTCCTGTATGTTGTATGTCTGCACCCATTCAGAGTTCTGCATCCATGGTCTCTCCACATGGACACCACGCACTCCATGCTTGTCTGTGTCACGCAGGTAGTATGTTGCCTCCATTATCTCAGGCTTGGCCGTAGAGTCAGCAAGGTTGAACGCTCCTCCCCATCCCTGCAGGTGCTCGAATATGCTCATCGCCTTCTCCATCTCTGGGGTGAGGTTGTGGTGGTCATCCATGTACCTTATCAATGTGTCACACATCATCTGCAGCAGGTCATACTTGGTCATGCCCCTCGACTTGCAGAGTGCCTCCAGTCTGTCCTTGGCTTCCTTCCTTACCTTGGTTGCCACTACTTCATAGCTATTGCTTTCTTGTTCCATCATGCTTGTATTATCGGTTCTAATTGTAGTCTGTCCACCAGCTTGCCGAAGAATGGGTTTGCAGTCCTAAATTGGCTGATCACCTCATTCACCCTCTGCACCTTGCCAGCCCTTGAGTCGCAGAGGAGCCTTACCAGTATGTCGGCAATGTCTGCCTTGTCGCCATCCTCTTTCCTCCAGTTCCTCTCAACGAATGCACTCTGCACCTTCAGCTGGTCATATCCCATGCCATCTGCCTGCTTGGTCCACTTCTCTATGCTGTCATGGTCAGGGAACAGTGACACCTTCCTTCCTCTCTCCATGAGTGGCATCAGCCTTTCCTTTGTCAGCATTGACAGCCCACCGCATGCCAGCCATAGGTTGCTCTGAGGATTGCCGAAGTATATGCTGCAGAGGATGGCAGTCTTCTCGGATTCCACTATGTTGATGGTGGCATCTGGGTAGAAGTCTATGAGGTGCATGCCGAAGAAGGTTGTCTTCATCTCATACTTGTCAGAATCGTACTTTCCAGCTTTCTCCAGTCTTGTGTGGATCCATGAGAAGTTGCCCTTGCTCTCCCTGTCTCGATGACCGTCTGGCTTGTAGAGCATCATTTTGCCAGTCCTGAGCTGGCCCTTCTCATCCATCTGCCAGAAGATGGTGTGCCCATCCTTGCTGTGTCCTACCAGGTAGTTCTTGAGTGTCTTCTCTACCCGTTCCTGTTGTTCCTGGCTCCAGGGCAGGTTCCTTATCCACTTGCAGAGGGTGTCCTCGCTGATGTCCTGCCTGATCTTCACATACTCAGTAGGCAGCACCAGCATGGGCAGTGGTGGTGGAGGTGTGTGTGGCTTGGCTGGCAATGGGTGGTATGTGTCGCTGCCTTCTATGGGCATGCCATACTTGGCACCCAAGTAGCTTATCGCATCCTGGAAGGTCATGTTGGCATAGTCCATGAGGAAGTCAACTGGTCCTCCATGCTTGCCACATGAGAAGCACCTGTATGTGTTCCTCCTCGGTGAAATCTTGAAGGACCCAAGATGCCTGTCCTTGTGGAACGGGCAGAGGCACTCATAGTCTGCTCCAGCCTTGCGGATATTGGGGATGAAATCCCTCATCACATCCAGTATGCCCGCTGCATCCTTTATCCTCCGTATGTCTAACTCGTCTATCTGCATAGCCTACAAGTAATATTTTTCTTTTTGGTTCTTTTTCTTTTTGCTGGGCTTGGGGCCCCTGCTTTCACTTTCCCGTCTTTCCTGTCTTTCCCCCGCCCCCCTACAAAGGGGCAGGGAAAAAGGAAAAGGGAAAAGAAGCGGGGCTCAAGGATTTTTTGGGATTCTTACCTCTATATATATGTAATATATATAGGATTCTTGGGATTCTTACTCAGAACGGTAAAATTTCTTGCTCATTCAGGTAATACTTCGCAAACTTCTGCCCCTTTGCCCATTCATCCTTCGGCTGCTCAATCAGAAATCTTCTGTTGGTTGCTGCCTTCAAGTTGGCCTGCAGCTTCTCGTTGTGAGCGACACCACTGACCTTCTTCAGCATTTCCTTTATCTCAACACCAGTAGCTGGCCACTGGATGTCCTGCTGCCCCTTGGTGAGCCACTCCTTAATCATGTTAATGTCATCAGACTTAGTGTCAGCTGATGATATGATGCGAGGGACACCAAGTGAACCAGCATCACTTGTAATCTCGAACTTCCAGTCATCCACATCCTTTCCTCTGGCATCAACCTGCTTGACGGTGAATGTCACCAAGCCATCCTTCTTGTCCTTGATGGACACGAATGTATCAGTCACCTTGTTGCTCAGTTCTGTACCCAGATGCCCACGCATCTTGTCGCTACCTGGATTCTCATGGAGTACACTGAAGAAGCAGCAGTCCATCTCCGTTGAGATCTGCATACATTCACTAATCAGGTCAGCACTCTCCTTGTTGTCGTTGAAATCACCTATGACATCACGGATACCATCCAGGAAGATCGCAGTGGGATGTGTCTCGATGATTGCCTGCTTGATTTTCTCCCATCTGACCTCATTGCTTAGCTCTGCACGAAGCCACAATACTTTCAGTCTTGAGTCCTCCACATTGTAGTCCATGTTGCACAGCCACTGTACCCTGCGTACCACCTTGACGGTGTTCAGCTTCTCCATCTCAGTATCCACATATAGTATGACTGGCTCATGGCTCAGACTTTCCCTTGTTGGCTGGTGCAGCTGCAGCGTTGGAAGGTTAGCCCTCATTCTCTCAGTATCACCTCCGCTGAGTATGGCTGCCATGAACTGGCACATGAGGAATGTCTTGCCGTTTTTCTGATGTCCAGTGATTGCCTGTATGCCACCAAGAGGTGCGAAAGGGACACCAGCATACTCAAGCAAGAACCTTGGCTCAGGATATGTGAGTGTGTAGTCCAGCCAGTTGGAACTCAGGTCGTGTTTCATGGCTTTCATCTCCTTCAGTGAGGGTATCTCCTCCCATGCTGGCAGTTGTAAGTTGTTGTCATTCTCTTCGCTCATTGTCAGATCTCCATATAAACCGATTCGTCATTCTCCAGCAAGTATCTCTTCCTGATGTCTTCACAAGACATGGCCTCGTCCTGAGGCACCTTGCTCTCTTTCTCCGCTTCCCTGATGGCAGTCACCATCTTGAAGTATGAGCCTTTCTTGACCTTTCCCAGGGTATCGGAGTAGTGCAGGTTGACATACTTGCTGTCCATATCGTACAACTTGCATACGGATGTGTTCCTTCTTGTGATGCCCGAATTCTCTTCAAGGTGGCAGGCACGGAACAGCCCCTGTGTACCAGTGGCTTCATCTGAGTGATGGCTGCAGCTGGCACAGCACATCAGGATCCTGATGCCGTTCTTGTTGATGGCAATATTACTGTTCTTCTCCATTCTTGTTCTCGTCTATTATTGATACTTCCCTGGCACTCCATGCGCTGATGGAGTTGAACCATTTGCCCTCCTTGTTCTTCTTGGCCTCGAATGAGAGGAACAGCCTGTACCATTTGCCTATCTGGAGGTTAAGGCGGTCTATTCTTCCATCCCTTCCATCCCATACATCAAACACTATTGTCGTAGTCTGTGGGAGCGTGTTCTGTGCAACATATCTGGTATATTTCCATGCGTTGCCTGTGACTGGATTAGTGCCAGTCTTCGTCTCTAACTTTTCAATGATTTTACCTTCAAATTCCATAATCCTATCAGTTTATTTCGTAAGACTTAATTTCCCATTTCTTGTAGAGGTAGATCGCCAGTGTTGCAAATGCAGCACCTATTGTCTTGGATGTCCAGAACACGATCCACCAGTGTGTGTCCACCATTCCTACTGGTTCACTGCAGAGCCCTATGAAGGCTGCAGTCAATACTACTGTGATGGCCAGCATGCGCAATGCCATTGCCTTTCTTGAAACCTTTTTCATATCCTTATAATTTTAGAAATTTCACTTCATTGTTGGCCAACATGCGTTGGATCTTGTGCAGGGGATAGGTGTATGCACTCTGATGTGTCACACCGTCTGGTGTCGTCACCATTGCCCTGGTTCTTGGCAGGGTGCTGCCGTAGTTCTTCAGCCAGTCCCTGGTGCAGAAGCTGATGTGCTTGCCCAGCTCATCGGCTGACACCCATTGCTCCTGACTTCCCTCAAGAACCTCCATCAGAACCCGTCTGACTTCACCTGCTATCTGTGCTCTAAGCATTTTGTCCATATCATTTTTCTTTTATTGGCAGGAAGGTGGGTAACGCACCCACGCTCATCCAAGTCTTATTGTCAGGTTGCTCTGTTTTACCTGCTTTCTTCCTGCTTCCGACTTATCTGGCTTCTCAGGGCCTATGCGAGAGTCTGTGGTAGATGTATTCTTAAAAATTTATAAAATATCAATCTTAATTGCCCATATTTCAACTGGATAACATATATTCGCAGTTCCCAGTCTGTTATAAAACTTTAGTATATTTGAACTAATAGGTAGTATAATTAGTACAGTTCCGTATCAATTCTGATGCGAATATAGTACAAAAGAATGAATATTGTACTAAAATAAAGAAACTTTTAAGACTTTTTAAGAATATGAGTAAGGAATTGATGAAAAGATTTCAGGATGCGTATGATTATTTGTACCATAATGGCCGCATAAATTCAAAAACTGATTTAGCTAAAATTATGGGAGCTGGTAGGACATCTATCTCATATGCTTACAATGGGAGGCCTGAATATTTGAATGAAAAATTCTTGATTAAGTTCAGCAATTCTTTCCCAGGAGTGTTCAACCTGGATTGGTTGTTGACAGGTGATGGAGAAATGCTAAAAAAGGCTCAGGAAGCCCCTAAACCTAACGAGATGAGTAATTCATCAAACGACAATATATCGAAGCTCCTGGAACAAAACAAGGAGCTAATAGAGGTATTGAAGAAATCACTGGAAGCAAGCCAGAGGACCAATTCAATTCTTTTGAACGAACTGGCAGAGCTCAGGAAAGAACTAACCTCTCAAAAAACGGAATTAGTGGAATCTATTTAATATTTATAACAATATGAGAAAGTTAATAGTATCGTTATGCCTGATAGTATGCTCTATCGGCATCCAGGCACAGACATGGAAGATCACAGCCAATGAAGCTGATGAGTTGCTGGGGATTACTGAAGATATTAAGACATATATCTTTTTAGTTCCTGATGACGGCGCTATTGTGTTCTGGGCAGGACAGTATCAGTTCAGACTTGTTTCCAATAAGGGAATCTTCAACTATGACAGGTCTGATGGAATCAGCGGAATGAGTGTGCTTGTAGGTTTCTACGATGACAATGACAAGCTGCTGGAGAAGTTCTCCATGTGGCTTGATGAGGAACCTGCATCAGCAGGTAAGTATCTGAGGACCCGTGACAGGGGCACGATGTTCAATCCAGTAGGTCAGAAGGGAAGAGTGAAGAAAATTGTGCAGCATCTGAACAAGGGGAAAGGCTATGTAAGGATCGTAGCGAACAGGTATGATGAAGTTGCGCTTGACCTTAAAATATTACCTTGCGAAGAGCAGATTGACATAAAATAATCAATTCTGTTTCCCCACTCCGTTTGATTGACATTATCAATAGTTTGATTGCCAAAGGCTTGTAAAATACTGAATAGCCCCAAGCGGATCACTTGATAATGAATGATTTATGAGTGGGTTAAATAGCTGATACATTGCTTTTTAGTCCACTCTTTTTTATGTGTTTGCACCTCGATATGTCTGTGTTTGCATGGTGGAAAATGGGGTAAATCGGGGTATTTTTGTGTATTTAGGCATCATTTGTTTCCCCACTGACCGAAAAGCTGGGGAAACATTCGGAATAATAGAACAGCTATGATAACAACATCGGTAGTTTTTGACCACAGAAGCAGGGCGAAAAGAGGCGAGGAAGGCCCTGTTGAGATAAGGGTTACAGTTGACAGGAAGCCATATTATGTGCAGACTGGAGTGAAAATTCTCCGTGAAGAATTTGCAGGTGGCTCTGTAGTTGACAGGGCAGATGCTGATGTGCTCAACAGTCGCATCCGCATTATCAAGGAACGGGCTATGGCAGCCATAAACGAGTGCCTTGCTAATGGCACACCAATAGACATTCCTACAATTAGGAAGAGAGTATGGGGGTCCTCCATGGGCGACCATAGTATGGTGAACTGGATAGAGGACCAGTTGCCATTGCTTGGCTTGAAGGATGGTACCTTGAAGCACTACAGGACACTTCTCCTTCGTCTGAGGGAGTATGAGCTGCTCACCAACTGGCACGATCTGACAACAGAGAACCTCTACAAGTGGAATGCCTGGCTGCACTCGCTGAAAGGGTGGGATGGGAAGCCCATCTCTGATGCTGCTGTCTATAACTACCACAAGTGCCTCAAGGCACTCATATCCCGTGCATGCAGGATGGGAGTGATAGGCACCAACCCCTATGACAGGCTGAGAGGAGAGTTCAAGAGAGGTGACAGGGAGACGGTGGACTACCTCACAGAAGAAGAGATGCAGAGAATCCAGCAGCTTGATCTGGATCCAGGCTCTACACTTGAAAAGGCAAGAGACCTGTTCGTGTTCCAGATGTACACTGGACTGTCATACACCGACCTCATGGCCTTCGACATCAAGAACTACAGGTTTGAAGACGGGATGTGGACAACAGTGGCTGAGAGGATCAAGACTGGTGTGTCATACATCAGCAGGCTGCTGCCTCCAGCAGTCCAGGTACTGGAGAAGTATGACTACAAGCTGCCACACCTTGACAACTCGGACTATAACAGGAACCTGAAGGGAATAGGTGTCGCTGCAGGCATTTCAGTTCCCCTGCACAGCCACATGGCAAGGCACACATTCGCCACATGGATGCTCTCCCAGGGAATCAGCCTGGACAGCGTGAGCGTGATGGTGGGCCATACCAATACTGTGCAGACAAGGCGATATGCCAAGACACTTGCCAAGACAGTCAGGGATGACTTCGACAAGGTTGCTGAAAAATTAAAAACCGCCATATCTTCACAGACTTAGCGGTTTGGTAGTAATTCTTATGAAAAAAATTGCATTGTAGCAGTGTTGTGCTATGAACTATAACTGTGAATATTCCTTTCTTGCATCGAAGCATGGGCACTTGCGGTTTGCAAAGTCCCTGTGGCCGTATATCTTCGCATCAGGGTACTTGCATACAAGGTCAATGAGCAGTCTCAGCAGTGCCTCCTGCTGTGCTGGTGTCCTTGTGTCCTTTGCCCTGAAGGTACCAGCCTCCTTGCCTCCGATGTAACACACTCCTATTGAGTGGGCATTATGCCCTACGCAATGGGCCCCTACAACCTCATCAGGCCTCCCTTTGTGGATTGAACCATCGAGATATACTACATAGTGGTAGCCTATATCCAGCCATCCCCTGTCCTTGTGCCATTTGCGGATGTCCTCCACCGTGAAGTCCTTGCCTTCGATGGTGTCAGAGCAATGAACTATTATCTCCGTTATCTTCCTCATTGTGCATTGAGTTTATAGCATCTATCTCATCCTGGAGTTCCTTCACTTCATCCTCGCTCAGTTCTTCATACTGTTCCTCCTCCCATGAGAACTTCTGCAAGTCCTGTGGTGAGTTGAAACTCTTGGCACCCATCGCACACACAATGCAGAATGTCTGCCATCTGGCAGCCTCCCATGTCGTATGTGCCCTTCTTCGGTAGCCTTCGACAATGGCATTGATTTCCCACAGCTTCAGTTCATAGAGGAACTCATGCCTGTCTATTCCTACCTCACCCACGAGCAGGGTGAATGCCTCGTGGGCTGAAATCAGTTTTTTGAGCCTTTCCCCTTCTTTTTCTTACCGTCAACATCTATTGACTTGCACCAGTCGGTGAATGACTCTATGACTGCCTCACGCAGAACCTTGATGTCATGTGCATCCGCTTCTGCAAGCAGTTGGTCAAAGCTGATGTCTATGCTCTCATTGTTGGCAACAATGCAGGCATAGTACAATGCCATCATGTTGCTTGCCTTGTTGAGGGATTCAGTGTCAAATGCCTTGCCTGTTATCTCCTCATAGGCTATCTGGGTGGCCATGTTGTACGCAATGTCAACATCCTTGCCCATGATTGTTATCTTTCGCTTCTGTATCATAGTTCTTGTTTATTAAAAGTCCTACTCACCTCCTGAACTATGAAGAAACCCAATGAGCAGAGAGGTGGGCAGGGCCTGTTAATCATGCACCTACGGCGTAGGTACCATATCCTGACAACTGTGCAGTATAGTCTGCATTCTGACGGTTTGGACCGTTGAGTGTCAGTGAAGATACAACCACGCTTCCACTTGCAATGACTGCACCCTTGGTACGCTGGTTGGCACCAGAGGCGTTTGCAATCTGCCATTTCACTGGCTCAGAAGCCTCGAAGATAGCCTCAATGTCTGCGAGTGCCTGTGCACTTACAGATGATGTGATGGTCTCTCCTGACTTCACAAGTGCGTTGGTGGTGATGTCATAACTGAGAGCAGTAGGTTCCTGGATGTCCCAGTCACCAGTAGTGTCCTTCGTTGTAGCACTTTCCATGCTCATTGCAACATGGAGTGAGAGCTGCTTGGCTGCTGCTATCACCTTGGATGGAGCAGTCGAGTTGTTGTTGCTCAGGAACAGACGGACATACTGGCCCTTGGTGTAGGAACCCAGTTCTATTACATCGGTTGAAGGTGCCTGTGCAACAGTTGACAGGGCAGATGTGCCTGTGAACTGCAGGCTCTTGGTGGCATTTTCCCTGTCATTCCAGTTGAATGTCACATCAGAGAGGTATGCGGTTCCTGTCCGTGCATAGCCTTCTCCCTTTGCAGTCTGGTTGTCTGAAGTCTCAGTTTCATCCCATAACAAGGTGAAAGGAGTGAGGTTCTTGATGGCTGTCAGCATTGCACCAGCATCGGCAACATTGAGTGACTCAACAGAAACGCTCCAGCTCTTGGAGATGACAACAGGCTTTGCAGCCATTGCCACATCATCCTTACTGTTAGCGTCTTCCGTATTGCTGTTTAGACTAACGCTGCACCCTGAGGACATTCCCACTACCTTGTACTTGTTAGCGGTTGAATCAAAAGTTAATATACGAAAGTTCTGACCTTTTAGTATCATTGCATGTCTTGATTTAAGATTTCTTCCTCAGTACCATTGTCTGCGATCACAGTACACTGGTAAGTGAGCTTAGTGAAATAACATGGCTTCATCCAGTCCCAGGCTATGCCATCAGATGTCAGGGCATTGAGGTCAGGGATGCTGTCACCGCCAATATACATGGTCTCGATATGGCTCTCGACAGCCCTTCTCACCATCCTGACAAGACTGTTCAACTCTCCAGGACTGGCAGCTGCAATGTCAACACCTACCTGAACCATGTCCTCCATTGCCTCCCATACATTGTCCTTGGTGGTCTGTTGGTTCTGAAAACCCTCATCCGTGATGATGATGTTGGGAACGGGGGTATTGTCCTCCTCGGTAGGAGGTATCTCAAAGCAGGTTGACACAACCCTTCCACCTATGGCTTCCATGAGTGTGTCATCTGCCTTGATTGCATCATAGATTATTTCATCCAGGTGTTTCATTGCTGCTATCCAGTTGGTAGCCTCAGACCAGTGGGTGGTCAGGCTGTGACCTCTGACTCCTCACCCACTGGGGAACTATGAAAGTTACCAGAAGCTATGATCAAGATTTAGAGATCTGAGCTGCTGTCAGCTACAAGTTTCAGCAACTTGAATGCCTGAGGCTTGCCAGAAGCATTGCCGTTGACCTTGCTTGAGAGTTCAGTCAGAGAATACTCGGTATTGAGCACCAGTACGGTTGAGTTTCTCTTGGCAACCTCAGCACTCTGGCTGTCAACAGTGAAGCGAACCTCACCATGTTGCTCGAATGCCAGGTATCCCCAATGGCCGATGCCAATGTACTGGTTTCCATCAGCTGCAGGAACACCACTGCCGTTGAGTGCATAGTTGATGTATGGGGTAACCTTGTAGTCGTAGCCTACACACTTGTCATCCTCGATGACAGTACGGTCACCAGCCTGTCCAGGGATAGCTTTGGTGAAGCGTAACTTGGTCTCAGTGCTCTTGCTCATTGCAAATTCAGGCTCACCCTCGAAGCCCAGGTCCCACATATCTGCAGCCTTCTGTGCAATGGTCTGGCCGATGTTCTTATCAAGGGTGATCTCCTCAACAGTCACATTTGCAAACGGAGACTTCAGGGCATTGTCGAATGCACAGTGTGAGTACACATGCAGTGCAATGAACTTGGCAAGCCCCTTGCGGAACTTATAGGTCACGAAGCCAATCAGGTCAAAAGCAGCATTGTCAATGGCACGGTTGGATACCGCAATAGCTGCAGCTACACGCTCAGGAGTGGCATTCAGCTTGGCGAAGTTGATTGCCTGCTCAGAGATGGCCTCTACCTCACCAGCCACGGTAAACTCAACATCATCGATTGCATAAGGCCAAACCTCATTGCCAGTGACACCAGTCAGCAGCTTCAGGTCATTAGGCAGTTCCAGTCCAGGAACCTTGGTGTCGATCAGCTCATGGATGGTCAAAGGCACAGCACCTGCAGCCTCAAGGTTGGCAGTAGTGTTGCCAGTAGCAGGATCCTTCAATACGGTGGTAGCCACCTCACGAACCTGCAGCTCCTCAGAGTATGATTCTCTGTTCTCCTTGCATTTTTTCAACAGTTCACGCAGCTGCTGGTTCTTGGTCTTGTTCTCACGGAACTGGGCCAGCTGCTTCTCATCCAGCATACCCTGGATCATGCTGTGCAGCATATTATCTTCACGCACCAAAGAGTCATACTTGCGAGATTCCTCTTCAGTGAAAGCACGGTTCTCACGATTGGCAGCCTCTTCCAGGTTGTCCATCTCTACCAGAATGTCATGGTGACGCTTCTGGATTTCTGTTTTGGTCATTTCCTTCATCTCAAAAAAATGGTTAATTAGATTAATTTATTCAGTTTCTTTCTTATGTTGTGGCGTTTCTTGATAGCTGACAGTCTTGCCTGCTCCTCACGCTCCTTGGCCTCCTGCTCACGCTTTGCCTCCTCAGCAGCTGCAGCAGCCTCACGGGCAACCTTGTCCTCCTCAGTCTCGACTGGCTTGGCAAGTTCCCTGGCATTGACTGAAGTCTGCCTGTATGCAGGATCCAAACCGATGGTAAGTGCTGATATGAACTCAAAGGATCTGTGGGTGATCTTCACCTCATCCCCATTGCGGTCCACATCGTAGTCCTTGGGATAGAACTCAAAGGAGCATCCAGAGTAGTCACCTCTCCTGACCATTTCCAGGCATCTCTCGCCTATGTCACACTTGGGTGCCTCAAACTCAAAATGGACTCCCTTCTCATCTACCCACAGACGCATGGAACCCTTACCCTTGTTGCATCTTGCAATCGTCAGCTCTCTCTCATGCAGCAGGTTCATCTTTATGTCCTGAGTGTTCAGGAACTCCATAGTGCAAGCCTCTGGCTTGATTACTTCTCGGAATCTTTCTCCCCAGTCATCAAGCACTTCCGATTCAGCATCAAACACGATGGCTGTGCCTGTGATGGTGCGAGACTGGCTCTCCTGACCTTCTTCAGCCTCTCTAATGGCAAGCTGGCAGTCAACAGTCCTGATTTCTCTTTTTCTTGCATCCATTTTTGTCAATTAGTTGTTATCAATATTCGGTTCTAATTCTTCTGCGGGTTTACTATCAGCTGGAACACCTCCACCGTTGCTTCTCAGCTTCTCAGAGCCCACCTCTGCAAGGCTGGTTGATACATAGTGTGCATCTCCATTGGGGATGTTAGGCAGGTCATACTGGCTTCTCAGTTCGTTGATCGACCATCCTGACTCAAGGTGCAGCTTGTCAATCTCTGCCTGTCCCTTCGCATCAAGTCTTCTCAAGGCCAGTTCACACACATGGATCCTTTTCCTACCGAAGTCCTCAGGACCAAGCAGCTTGGAGTTGAGCTCATCCTCATGCTTGCGGATCCTTGGCTGTATGGTACGCAGCAGGAACTCCTGGGTGGCGTGCTCAGGCATCTTGTAGTTGCTTCCCTGTTCCTCCATCATCATTATGCGGGGAATGCCAAGAATTCTTGCTATTTCTGCCACCTCGAAGCCTCTTGACTCAAGCAGCTGCAACTGCTGGCTTGTCTGTGAGATGACCTGCACCTTGTCAAGGCCACGGATAGACACCACATCATTGGTGTAGAGCTTCTCCTGGATCTCCTGTGCATAGCTGTTCATCCTGTCCTTGTCAAACAGGCCGTTGGCAATAGGAGGGAGTGATCCATTCCTCTGCTCGCCCAGGATGAGCTTCATCTTGCCACCCTTGCCCATGTCAGTGAGTGCCTGCTTGCTGCCTGTAGCTGCAAGTGCCAGGGTGTTCATTGCCACCCATATCATCGGTATGCCACTGTACATGTCGTCAGTGAGAAAGACATTCTTGAAGTGCAGGCAGTCCTTAGATGGCACATTCACATGGATCTTAGGACCTGCAGTGCCGTTGTAGACAAGGTTGTAGGTGTCATTGATTGGATCGTATGCACCTGAAGTGCACAGCCAGAATGCCTCAGGATCACCCATGTTGTTGCGCTCGATATACACATAGGCATTGCCCCAGTATATCTTGCGGAACTCAATCTGCTCCTGCATCTCTGATGCAGTCATCAGCGGGTTTGGCCTTACCTGGAGAAGAAAATTGACCTTTCTGCCCAAGCCATAGCGGTCCTCAATGAAGTTACCGCCTTCACCATTGAGCTTCTGCCACTGGATCTGCATCTGGCCCATTGTCTGCATTATGAGGCTGACACCCCTGCACCATGCAGGCACCAGCAGGCTGTTGCGACCAGAAGGCCTGATGATGTTGGCCTCCCAGTTGCCTCCAGTCGTTGCAGGCTCATTGGCTGCAGGAGCAGTCGAAGAAGGTACTGCCTCCCTCTTGAAGCCCCATCTCTTGAAAAAATTATCCATATCTTTACCCTTTTATATCTTTGATTTTAGGCTGTCGGGTTTACTCATCAACCCCTGATGACAGCTTCCTTTTCAGGAGTTCTCTCGTTCACCTTGAAGAAGTATTCCTCTTGCTTTTTCATAAAGTTCTCTATGTAGGTTTCACCTGAGGCGAATCCCCTTGCCAGCTTGTTTGTCCTCCATTCATCCGCAGTCTTAGTCCAGTAATGGTCAATTCTCATCACCTTGTGGGTGTATGGGGTGAATGCGGAGCATGGCACTCTCTTTCCTTCTGAGTTCACGCACCTGATGCTGTCTGATGGGCAGTGCGGGTTCTTTGCGAAATGTATCTCACCAAGCCCACCCTGCACAAAGCACTTCACATGGTTGTTCTCAGGAAAGTCATACTTGACCTTCGTGTCAAGTGGCATCACTTCCTTGAATCTCTCCTTTAATGGTCTTGGATCGTAGTGCACCAGTCCAGAGTCAGTCATTATCCTCCAGTTCACCAGCACGCAGTCTGCATCATTGTACTTTGAGAACATCTTGCCTATCTTGGCCCTGCCGTTCCATCTGAGGTACTCATCAAAATCAAGAAACCCTATCCAGGCATATTCATTCTTGTGTTTCCTGTAGCAGTCCTCATAGCACCTGCACTGGGCATTCTTTACATTAGGTACTGGAGTAATCTCAACGAATCCTTCATCCACATAGTCCTTCAATGTATCAGCCAGCGGTGTCTCATCACCGAACCAGTTGTCATAGATGAACAGCTTTGACACACCAATCTTCTTGTAGTGTTCCACCCACTCAACAGCATAAGGATTCTCGTTCCTTCCAATGGCACAGATGGCCACCTTTGTGATGCCTTTCATCTGTGGAGTGGGAGCCCACAGGTTCCAGTACTGCTGCAGCCACTTCTTGTGGTTTCCACCATTCCTCTGCCATGAGCCTTTCTTGTAGTGTTCCATAAGCGGTCTTATGTCTATTCTCTTGCCATGAGCTCCACCCTTGTGGTTGTGGATGTCCTCAAAGAACGAAGCACCAGTGTCATACCAGTTGTTCCTGTCATCCATCCTCGGTGAGTGGATCATCCAGCATCTCTCAGGATCGAAGTATGAGAGCCCACATTCCCTGCACTTTGGCACATTTATCCAGCATACCATTGGAACAAGTCTCGGTATGTCAAACATGTTTCCTGGCTGTGGGTTCTGAAGGTGCCCGACTGCACACTGGTCTTCCTGGAACATGAAATCCACATCAGCCTTGATGAGCACATCTGAATCAAGCAGGAGGAAACCGTCTGGCAATATGTCCCACAGCTTCTGGATGGACATCATGTGCCTTGCACTGCCATAAGCATTGATTGAGCCAGACTCTGCCTTGTCGAACTTGTCCAGCTCCTTCTCAAAGTCAATGATCTGCCCCTTGGTGTTGTCAATGACATCCACATTTTCCATCTTGGCAGTGAATGGAAGTCTGTCAGAGTTGTCGAATATGGTCACATGATAGCTTTCACCTCCATGCTTCCTCAATGACCACACACAGGCCTCGGTGAGCTCAGGTGTGTTGAAATGTACTATTGCCACTTCTCTCTTCATAGTCTGAATGTTTTTAATCACTTACTGAATTATCAATTATGTTCACCTGCTGGTTGACCATCTCAATCGCAGTGATCTGTATCTGGTTTTGGTTGTAGTTGGAGTTGAAGGACTGAATCTGATACCACTTGTCATGGTACTTTATAAGGCACCATCTGTCAATGTCAGGGTTGTATCTCAGCCTGAACATGACGGTATCATAGGCATCGAATGCACCCTCCCTGAGTGACTTGGTTCCCTTGTTGAACTCCTCGTTGCCCCAGAATGTGCCAAGTATCTCATACTTGGGTGCACCACTCTTGCCGAAGTTGTCTGATGAGTCGGCAATCCTCTTGGCAAAAGTCAGTCTCATTGGCATGAATCCGCTTGAATATCCCATATCTTTAATCTTAAAAACCCGACAGTCTTCTCAGACTATCGGGCCGAATGAGTAAAAAGGTTTACTATTGATTGACATTGAACATTATAGAATCATATATGGCTTGACCAGAAGGTCAAAGGTATATGGCACCGTGTATATGCTGGTAGGACTGACAGGGCTCCTGTACTGGTAGCTCACATCTACAAGCATCAGACCTGCCTGCAGGATCGCAGCTGGCACCTCTCCATACTCCTCAGTCAGGCTCTCCACCAGTTCATCAACTGTCTTTCCTCTGCCAAGATGCTGTGCAAGTACATTCTCTGCAGCATTGCCATATATTTCGAGCAGATCATCCTCTATGTCGTAGTCAATACGGGAGTGCTGCTTGATGTAGTTTAGCGTTAAGAATTTCATATTGTCACATTTTCGTCATATACAATTCATGTGGATGTGGCGTGCAGGTTTACCCTTGGTCACACAGCAGTCTCATTATCTCCGCTGCCTGTTCTGTTGTGAAGTCATTGGAGTC